AAATCGGCAGAATGGATTATAAAATACGCTCAACGCAAACAAGTCAGGCGTTCGCATATAATCATTGACGAAGATGGAGTTGGCGGAGGTGTTGTTGATCAGATTGAGGGAAGTGTCGGGTTTATAAACAACTCCCAAGCAATTCAGCCGGATGAGGCCAAACGAGATAAGACCAAGCATGTTAATTACGCCAATTTAAAAACCCAATGTTATTTCAAAATGGCGCAATTGGCCGAAGAGGGGAAAATCGGGATTGATGAACCAACAGAGATTCAAATAAAGCACTTATTGATAGAAGAGCTGGAGCAGATAAAACAGAAAGACGTTGACAAGGACAATAAGATTTCATTGGTTGATAAGGATAAAATCAAAGAAAATATCGGGCGTTCTCCCGATATTGCCGATGCCTTGATGTTTAGAATGTATTTTGAAATAGACACAAGGCCGGTGCCAAAAGTTACAAGCCTATGAAAAATATAATATTAAAATTAATACTAAAAATTATCAGAAGCTTAAAAGACGGAATGAGGATTGTAATTGCCGGACGTTCCTCTGTTATGGCTAGAGTGTATCGGGCAAAGCATGATAAATGGTCAGAGAAGATAATTTTAGATAATAAACCAAGAATTAAGTTTTAAAAATATGATACTTGCATTAAACAATGAAATTCAAAAAGCCATTAATAAGTTTTTATATATGGCTGTAGTTTTGACCCAGTCTTGTGAAGAGTGGATAGTTGATAAGATTGACAATCAGGTCAGCACGAACATTGAGTATGTTGCTTGGGGATCAGGTGCTGGAGCATTGTCAAAAAATAACACCACTTTGTTTGACGAAGAAGATGAGAGCCGAATTGTGGCGACAAGAAGTCAGGCTAATCCGGACGTGGTTGAATGGACAGGCACTATAACGGCTGAAGCGGTGAAGACTATAACTGAGGCCGGATTATTTAATAGTATTACCGCCGGAAGTTTACTGATGCATGGAAATTTTACAGGCATAGCTTTGGAAATAGGAGATAAGATTGAATTTACATTTCAGTTAGAAATCCAATAAATATGCCAGTAATTGAAGCAATAAAACAGGATTTAAGAAGCAGTCAATGGAATGTCAGCACAGGGGATAGGATTGGCCAGACTTTTAATTCAGGAAGTTTAAATAATATTGCAGGGGTGTCTTTTTATCAAGTAAATAATAATTATACAGGAGCGTATGGTATTGAATTTAAATTGTATCAGGGGATTGGCGGTGAGGTTTTATATTCTGAACAGAAAAATATTCCAACAAACAATGGAGTCGGGTGGAAAACAATTAATTTTCCAGAACCGTTGCAGATTCAGGCTAATACCGAGTATTTTATAAATTTCAAAGTCACCTCCGGCTTTTGGTCAGGAGCACCTTATAGGACGGGCGATGAATATCCGGGTGGAGCAATGACTTATAATGAAAATCCATACACGGACGGCAAGGACACGATGTTTATTATTTGGAGTGATAACGAATATATCCCGATTAATATTTACAGCCAAGAGTTTAACGGATTATCGGTCGGCATAGCGGGTTTTAGTCGGACAGCACATTATTCAAGGCTGATTCAAACAAGCATAAATTCGGGATTAAGTTTTATCTTGGCGAGGGTTAGACAAGTTATTTTCAATAAAAATACATTTTTAGTTCCAAGTATGGATATTTTTGCTAAGCGATTCAGAAGCGTTATCAAAAAGATTTATGCAGTAAAAGCTAAGGCAAGAAAATTTATTTTAAGACAAAAATCATGAGGACATTAATTGACATAACAAAAGGCGACAAAGAATATGATTTGTTTTTTACTTTGTTTGATTATAATGGTGAGCCGGTTAATTTAAACGGAGCATCGGAGTTGTTGTTAAAAGTTCAGATTCCGGGAGAGAGTGAGATTAAATTTTCAGGATCAATGGAAATTATTGACAGCAGTAAGGGCGAGATAAAGTATCAGGTAAAAGATGGAAATTTTAGCCAAGCCGGGAAGTATTATGCAGAGATTGAGGCGACTTTTGAAGATGGGCAATTGGTTACTTATGGGGACATTATTATAAGTGCAAAAAGTGATTTACCAAAAAACACATGAATTTTTTTAAAAATATTTACAACAGAATAATTTATAAGCAGGCAGTGCCATATTCGTTTTTTGTTAATTCGGGAGTTATGTCTGCGGTTATAACCAAGTCGGATGCATTGGATTTTTATAAGTCTTGGGTCTATGCCTGCGTAGCTAGACGAAGCATGGGATTGGCTCAAATTGAGTTTAAATTATACAGGCTTAAAAAAAACGGCGAAGTCGAGGAAATTATCGAACATGAATTGTTGGAGTTGCTTTATCGGGTTAATCCGGATATGACTAAATATAATTTTATTCAACTAAGCGTGATTTATAGGGACTTACTGGGCGCTAGTCCTTGGATTTTAAGCAAGACTAATAAAAGCGACAAGTTACCAAGCAATATTTACATAGCTCGGCCGGAGTTTTTTAAAGTTAAAAAAGACGATGACGGCAATATCATTGGCTACACTTATGAAATCGGCTCTTATAAAAAAGAATTTGAAAAAGAGGAAGTATTGTTTTTAAAAAATTACAATCCAAAAAATCCCGATAAAGGTATCGGTGTTATTGAAGCAGTAAGAATGACAGCTGAAAATGACGATTATATTTTACAGTCAAACAGCAACCTGCTTAAAAACAACGCCCGGCCAAGCGGATTTTTGGAAATGGAAGGCAATGCGGACGGCAAAATGATTAAGCGGTTGAAGAAAGAGTTTAAGCAAAAATATCAAGGTTATGAGAATTCATACAACGTACAGCTTTTGGAGGGTGGTTTGAAATTTAAGCCTGTTACTTTACCGCCGAAGGATCTTGATTTTATTGAAAGTCGGAAGATGAACCGAGATGAGATTTTATCAATATTTGGAGTGCCAAAGCCGGTTTTGGGAGTATTTGAAGATGTTAATCGAGCCAGTGCAATTGCGGCCGAGTATGTTTTTAATAAGTGGACATTGGAGCCATTAGCTACGGAAATGATTGAGCAGTTGAATGAGTTTTTAGTGCCGATTTTTGGTAGTGATTTATGGTTGTCATTTGAACCTTTGGCCAAAGAAGATGAAGAAATGGATATAAAGAGAAAAAATGATGCATGGAATAAATGGATGACAACTAATGAAATCAGGGAACTGGAAGGATTGGATCCGGTTATCGGCGGAGATTATATTTATTTGCCATTATCGGCAATGCCGGTAATCGGTGGAGAAAAGAAAGAGTTTGTAAAAATTAAAGCGTATAATTCCGGCCGGTTAAATTTAAAAACACAGAAAGCGATTAAAAAAAGAATATTAAATAGGAATTTTAAGATTGAGAAAATGAGCGAAAAGGCTGGGAAGGCAATTGTCAGCAAGTTGGAGCCAAAGAATAACAGCAATATTGTTTTGAGAATAGTGGAGAAAAAGACTAGCGATGAGCAAAGGGACAGATTTTATAAAGCGAGAATGGATAAGGAGAAGCAGTTGGAGGGTTTATGGAAAAAAACTTTTATCGGATTTTTTACAGCTCAAAGCGAGAGGTTTATAAAATCAATTGAAGATAATTTTAAGAAGGATGCGGTGACTCAGTATGGGATAAGCAAAACCGAGGAATTGGGAGCGACTATTGCGATTATTGACCCCTTGATATATCAGACTGTTATGACCGGAATTGCCGGAGCCAGTGAGCTGATCGGCGAAGAGATGGTGGTTGATATGGATTTCATCAAGGAGTGGATATCAAGGGTTGAATTGGAAATCGGGGAGAAAATAAACAACACCACGCTTGAAGAATTTGAAAAGACCATGAAGGAGGGAGTGGAAAACGGAGAAGATTTGGAAAAGTTAAAAAAGAGGGTTGAGGAAGTGTTTAAATTTGCGACTGATTACAGGGCAGAAATGATAGCTAGAACTGAAAGTGCAAGAGGGGTGGTTGAAGCTCATCGAAAAACCTACGAGCATTATGGGTTTACAGACGTTGAGTGGCTCTTATCTCCTGATGCTTGCCCGACATGCCAAGCAAAGTCATTGGAAGATTGGACTGTTAAATCCATAGAGGGCGAGATACCGGTTCATCCCAACTGCAAATGCGATTTTACGCCAGTTTAAATAATAATCTATCAAATATATGGAAAAAACAATAAAAGAGAAAAATAACAAATTGAATTTTGAGAAAATAATCAGGGTTAAGGTTAAAGCTGATATTAATCTATTGGAAGAAAAAGACGAAAAGCAAAAAGGGATTATTGAGGCTTACGTTTCCATTTTCGACAATATCGATTTGGTCGGCGACATTATCAAACAAGGTGCATTTGCGGAAAGCATCGCCAAAAAATTGCCCAAGGGGGTTTGGATGCATAATTGGGATGTGCCAATAGCCAAGACCTTGGAAGCACGGGAAGATGGCAAGGGTTTATATATCAGGGCGGAATTTAATTTGGAAACACAAAGAGGTAAGGAGGCATATAGTGACGTGAAGTTTGGCATTATAGATGAATTCAGTATTGGCTTCAGGGTATTGGATTATGAGTGGGATGAAAATGATAACCGGATAATTAAAAAGGTCAGGCTTTATGAGTGGTCGCCGGTTTTGGCCGGGGCTAATCCGGACACCGAGCTTATAAACATCAAGGAGGAAAAATTGGAAAAAGAAGTTAATTTTATTGACATTGATTACACGAAAGAAAGGGCAAAGATTTACTACAAAGACGGCAATGTCGCAAGATTGAAATTAAGCAATAAATATATTGTGCATTTAAAATCCCTGGCGGATCAAAAAGGGAAAAAGGTCGATCCTGAAACGGATAAAAAAATACTCCGAATCAGACAAGCAATCAAGCAAGCCGATAAGGCATGCGAGTTTGTGCTCAAAATAACTAAATAATTAATTTAATCATTTGTATATGAACAAAGAAAAAGAACAGACTCAAACCCAAGTGAAAGAAGTTACTATGGATGAGTTGCAATTGATCATTTCCGATGGCATTAAAGAGATTCTACCGGAAATGAAAAACGAAATCTTGAGAGAGGTTAAAAAAGAAGTTAAAGACGGCAAACCGGATACGGACGAAGAGAAAATTAATAAGTCAGCCGAATTTATCAGAAAGGTTTGCCTTGGCCAAGAGGAGAAAGCGGTTGATTCCAGCAACTCTTCATTCGGCTATACGGTGCCGACTGAATTGGCTGATTTTATCCTGACTAAAAAGGATAAAATTTCCAAGATGAGAAAACTGGCGTTTGTATTCCAGTTAAGCGGTGATTTTCAGTTGCCGACTGAAAATGCCGGAGTGGTCGCTTATTGGGTGGCGGAAAATGAAACCATTACCCAGAGCAATCCGACTGTGGGCAAGAAGAATCTTTATGATTACTACTTGGCCGCCCGAGTGTTAATTCCTCGAAAGTTGCTCAACACTTCAGCCTATAACATTGTCAATTTTATTGGCGAGTTATGCTCAAGAAAGTTGAGGGATACCGAGGAAACTGCTTTTGTTGCCGGTGATGGAGCGGATAAGCCTACCGGATTAAGAAGTGCCGGTTTTGTTACGGTGCCACAGGCCGGAGAAGGATTGGACTATGATGATTTGGTCAATTTGTTTTACGAATTGCCAGAGCAGTATAGGCAAAATGCAGTATTTATGACTTCAAGCGCCGGAATGAAATTGTTAAGAACATTGAAAGACAAGAATGATTTGCCGATTTTTGATGTTCGTGATCAGACCATTTTCAACCGTCCGGTTTACGAAAGTGCGGATATACCGGCTAACTTGGGAACTGGAACGAATGAAACAGAAATTTATCTTTTTGACCCTTGGTATTACTGGATCAAGGACGGAGAAAAGATGTTTGTTGATACGGACAAGAAAATTGCATCATTGCAGACAGAGTTGGTTGTGGCGGAAGCGATTGACGGTGTTTACACCTTGGCTGATGCCGGAAAGGTGTTGACCGGAGTCAAACCGAGTTTAGCTTAGTGCTATACTCCCTCCCTGCATGGGGATTTAAGCAGGGAGGGAGAAAGCAACAAGTTAATTTATTAATAAGCATTAATTTTATGGCAAACGACAACAAAAATAAGCAGGCCGAAGAAAACAGTCAGGCCGGCGAAGAAAAAAAGGAGCAGGTAAAAAAAACAAAGTTGGCTAGGGTGAGGTTTTTAAAAAGCAAAACGCCTTACATTAAAGGTGATATTGCTGGGATTGAACCGGAAGAAGCACAAGACCTTATCAAGGCAAAAATCTGCGAAAAAGCTTAGAGCTTTTATGTCTGACCCCCCAAGGGGTCAGAAATTAGAGCTTTAAATTTATGATTATAAACACAGAGGATTTTAAAACTTATATCAGCTTGAACAGCAACGATTTTGACGACACAATCGCTTTATTGATTAAGGGGGCGATTAAATGGGCGGAAACGATGATAAACAATAAAATTGAAGAGCAGGAGGTGGTGGAAGATTTTTATGCTGATGACATAATCGATAGCACTATATTTTTGTCAAATACTTTAAATTTACGAGATTTAGTTATGACGTATTCGGGCGGTGATGAGGTTTGGCATGATTTTCCAGATGGAAGCTATAAGCTAGTAAAAGATGAGGGGATTGTTGTCTTTGATTTTGTAGAATATGGCCATTGGATAGACAGAGCTACATATAAAGCCGGATTTACAAATAAGACTTTGCCTGATGATTTAAAACTGGCAATTCTGAAGATAGTCGGAAAACTTTGGAATCAAAGAAAAAGTGACGGCATTAAAAACGAAAATCTGGGAGATGCTGGCATTACTTGGTCGGATTTTTTGAGTCCTGATATTGCAATGATTTTGAGCAAGTATAAAAAGTTCAATGT